ATTCATCCAAAATATAAAAAATATGATAATGATAAATCATTACAAGATATAAAAGATTTAAAAATAAATAAATTAGATGAATATTATGATGAACAAATTGTATTAAATTTTTCTGCAGATTTAACTATGTATAACGATGATGTTTTTTCTTATATTCATAAAAATGAACAAAGATTTCATAATAATCAATTAATTATAAATAAGATGAATATTAATTTATTAGATAGATTTAAACGTCTTTCACCTGAATTAATTTTACGAATTGAAGATACAGATGAATTATACCGTATTTATAAGAAAAATAAATTTGCGAATATTAATACAATGATTTTATATTTACAAGAAAATTTATTTTATATGATTCCTATATTTATTGAAAAATTATCAAGAATAATAAAAATAAATCCATTTTTATCAGGATATTATATTTTTATTATTGAAGAATAAATGATAAATGATCGAAATTTATTAAATAATACTATATTAGACATATCATTTAATGATAAAAATGTGATAAAAAAAAGGGGTAATTTAACGGAAGTTGAAAAATAATAATTATGAATTAAAAATAAAATAATATATAGAAATAAAACGGATTTATCTACTAAAGAAGTCGAAAAATTATACTTTCAAGCTTTACCAAAAGATGAGTTTGAGGTTATAATCGATCCTAAGCAAATGAATATGTCGAAATTTATGACACTACTAAAATATATTGGATATCAACATACTAAACATGCTATGCCTGTATCCAAACAAAATGTTTTAGATGTCTGTTTGACAGATTCAAATAGTTATTATCGTATTTCAGTAGAAAATAAAGATGCAATCCAATTAGTATTAAATAACCATCATCAAAAAAAGAATATACAAGTATTTCACAGTTTATTACAAGAAGCAAAAAGTAACATAGGAAATTATTCTATTATGATTAAAAGTCGTAAAGGAGTGATTGATCATTTAAAATATAGATGTAGATTATCAAGTGAAAAAATAATGAATCCATCAGATATTAAGTTAAAAGAAGATGATCGTCATAATATTATTTTTAGATACAAACAAAGAGCAAGTTTAATTCTAGAAAATAATGAATATGGTATATTAAAATTAGATGTAACACAAGTTCAACAATCAAATCAATTATCAACATTAGCATCTAGTCCAATTTTATATGAAGCTGAATTAGATTTATCATTAGAGAAAAAGATAGTTGATAATAATGAAACAAAGAAAATGTATAAAAAAATATTTGAATCATTAAAAAGTATTTTGGGAACACTTCAAGGGTCCAATATTTTAATGTCATTACAAGAAGAAACAATGATATTAGATGAATATAAAAAACTTGTATATGGGGAAAAAATGAATATCCATCAAGATTTATATGCAATGCAATCTAAATCATTAGAATTAATTCCATTTATTGAAACATTACCAAATCAATATTCAGTTACGGATAAAGCGGATGGTGACAGACATTTTTTATTTTGTGTACAAAATAAAGTGTATTTAATCAATAATAACTTGATGGTTAGACAAATTCAAGCGAATAATGTAGAAAGTTATAATAATACTATTTTGGATGGTGAAGTTATTACATTTAATAATAAACAAATATTTTTAGCTTTTGATATTATATTTGATCGTGGTGTTGATATTAGATCTGAAATAAATTTATCTACCAGATATTTAAAGTTAAAAAGTGTAATAGAAGGATTATCTAATATTAATTTTTCATGGATTAAATTAGATAATCCAAAAGAATTTATTATTGAAGAACAAATTAAATTTCATGAATCAAACATGGATAAACATTATGATGCATTGAATAAAACTGTTAAAGATGATACAATTCAATATGTTATCTTTTTAAAATATTTTATTTTTCCAACAGGTGGAGATAAATCTGAAATTTATTCATATGCAAATTCAATGTGGAATAAATATACAATAGATTACAAGTTACCATATTCATTAGATGGTTTAATTTTTACGCCATTAAAACAAAAGTACACAAGAAATTTGGATGAAATTAAGTATCAAATATATAAGTGGAAGCCAAAGGAAAAGAATTCATTAGATTTATACATTGAATTTGTGAGAGATCCAAAGACACAAGATATTTTAACAGTATTTGATAATTCTGAGATTGAACTAAAAAATGATGAATTTGATGATGCAGCAGAAGAAAGGAATTCATTATATCAAATTGTTAAATTATATGTAGGTAGAGTTAACTTTGGAACAAATTTAGAAATACCAGTACCATTTAAACAAATGCAAGAATTAAATATTGCGCATTTATATTTAAAAGAAGGTAATTTACCACGTGATATAGATGGAAATATTATTCAAGATAAAACAGTAGTTGAATTTACATATGATACAATAGAAAACAAAGATCCTAAAAAGAAGTGGATACCATTAAGAACACGTTTTGATAAAACAGAAATGGTGCAAAAATTTAAACGTAAATATGGTAACAGTGAAAAAATTGCAGATAGTATCTGGCAAAGTATGAATTTATTAATAGATATGACTGATTTTATGTTACTCGGTGATAAAAATACATATGAAGATCATGTTACATTATTAAAGGGTAAATTAACATCTAGAGATATTGCGATATATCGTGCATCAGATGTATATTATACAAAGAAGACAAATTTAGGTAAAGCATATCGTGCGTTTCATAACTTTGTAAAATCTCAATATATATATAATTATTGTGGTGTAACACAAGATAAAAAGATTGATATATTAGATGTAGGTATTGGTCAAGGTGGTGAATTAAATAAATATTTTCACAGTCGTGTTAAATCAATTACAGGTATTGATGTAGATGTAGAAGGATTATTTTCTGCAGGATCTGAAAGTGCAATTGGTCGTTTAATGAATTTGAAAAAGACGAAACCAAATTTCCCACCTACTGATTTAGTTCATGCAAGTTTTGGATTAAGTCTATTTAATCCAGATCAACAATATAATGGATTACCTAATATGACAGAACAGAATAAAAAGTTAATTAGTAAGATAAATGCAAAGAAATATGATGTAATTTCATCTATGTTTGCAATCCATTATTTATTCAAAGATGATACTACAGTTAATACAATGATTGACAATTTCAAGGTATTAAAAGTAGGAGGATATTTTCTTGCATGTCTATTTGATGGTAATTTATTACATGAAAAATTTAAAGTAACTAAAAATATTGAAGAATATTATACAACAGAATCTGGTGAAAAAGAGTTGTTATTTAGTATTAAAGCATTATATGATATTAATCAAAAGAATTTGAATAAAAATGGATTAGCAATATCATTTTTTAATTCTACATTTATGAACACTAGTACAGAATATGTAGAATATTTGGTAACACCTGAACATTTTATAAGTACGATGAAGAAGGCAAATTTAGAATTAGTAGAAAGTGAAACCTTTCAAAATATTTATGCAATGTCTAAGGATTTCTTGATGGAGGGAATTAATTATGATGCAGGTAAAGATACACAAAAATACTTATTTGATGTAAGAGAGTATTATGATTTAAATATATCAATTAATAAGGCTGCATTTGAAATGACGAGATTAAATAGATTTTATGTATTTAGAAAACAAGAGTAAAACTATAAATAAAAATTGTCCAATTTTTATAAACAAAGATAAAGGAAATTGTCCAATTTTTATAATCAAAGATAAATGAAATTGTCCAATTTTTATAATCAAAGATAAATGAAATTGTCCAATTTTTATAATCAAAGATAAATAAAAATTGAAAATATAATTTAATTTATAATAATCAATTAGTTATATAGTAGGATGAAGGCTAATAATTCATATCCAAAAATACTAGAGGCAAAAAATAAAATCAGGCCCAAATCATTTTCAGAAGGGTATGGTATTGTCAGTGAATTTCCAAAATATGATCCATTAATTATAAATAATGATTATAATGAAAATCCTGATAATACAAATCTAGTAAAAAATAAAGATTATGTTGAAATAATATATAATAAATGTATTGGATTTTTATTTCATTTGTTATTAATTGCAACGTTTGAGTTAATCTTTTTTAATTATTATATTATTCAATTTGAAATTGATTCATTAATTAAGTTAACAGATCAATTAATAAATCCAATTATAGATACATGTAATACTTTATCAAATACGAGTAAAATAGTTGTAGACGATTTCATTAATATTTTTGTTAATGAAACTGTTATTAATATTAATGCAGAATCAGATCTAAATTCACGAAATGTATTTAATCACACTTTAATGATTACTTCTATTTACTACTATATAGGAGTAGTAATCGTATTTATTTTGTCATTGTCAGTCAATATATGTTTAAAAAGAAAAATTGACTTTTGTATGATAATTTTAGATAATATTATAATGATATGTATATTAGGGGCATATGAATATATATTTTTTAAGAATATTATTTTTAAATATAATATGATATCACCGAATGAACTGATAAAAAATATAATGGTTAATTTATTGAATGCTTGTTAAAAAATGAAAATTTATATATAACAAAATATAAATACTAATACTAATATAATAGTAAATATACAATGCGTGTTTTCCTTTTACCTACACCTAAAAATAATATTGCTCAAATTAAATCAACTGATTTATATCCAAAACCATTAAATACATCAGGATATAATTACTTTCAAGTACAAACAAACGATAGTATTTATAAATTATTGTTAGCACCTGAAAATATTGGTAAGAAATTTTATTATATTATGGAAGATTTGACACCAGATATTGATTATGATAAGAATATATATGATATATCAAAAAAATATTTTTCAGAATCAGTTGATCTTAATTTTTTACAATTGTGGGAAATATTGTTAACTTTTGATATCTTACCATCTAAAGTATCTACACAAGATGCAACCTTGAAAACAGTATTTGATAAAGTAAAAAAATTTGCAAAAATAGATATTGGTACATCTAAAAAACAAACACATTTATGTATGTTAAATGATATTACATTTGAAACAACAGAATTAGAACTAAGTAAGAAAATAACAAAATTTTTAGATGAATTAAATTCATTAGAAGAAAAAGGATGTTTAATAATAAAAATTAAAGAAATGATTCATGCGCCTTCTACACATCTTTTATATTTATTATCTTCTATATTTTTTTTAAA